GTGACTGACCTTCAGGAATTGGGCTCGGGGTTGAGTGGCGAAGCGTGCCAGCCAAGGGACCGATGAGCAATAACACTCAAAAGACTGAAGCTGCAATCTGGATCACCGATATTGCCTTTGCCGTTTTCATTGCCCTGCTTGGTGCCGGCGTGATGTTCTGGAGCACGTGGTCAGTTGTGTCGCAGAATGTATTCTAAACATTGATCCTTCGGGCCTGCACTGAAATGTGGCCGCTGAAGTTTGAGGAGATTGAAGCGCCTTCCGGGCGGACAAATGCTTCGATGAAGTCGCCTTGACTGACGTTGACGCCAACAGCGGCTATCGATCCGCCTTCGCGCCCACCTTGACCGTTGCCTGTATCATTGCCATTGACACCCAATCGAGTGCCGTTGCGGAATAGCTCGATGGTCACCCGGTCATCTGCTGGCAGCGTACATTTGAAATGAAAACTGACATCGATGCGAGTAATCCCGTTGGGTATGACCATGCGATCGGCCCCTGCATTGTAAAAGCCGAGATCGTCGTAATCCGGCGGTCCCCAATTGACAGCTGTCAGCACGTCGTCGGGGAACGAGTTGTTGTTGATCGTTGTTGATCGAACGCCCTTCGAATTGGCGAAGGTTTCAAGAGCATCTATTTGTGCCTGCAGCGGCGAGGTTGCATTGGAAATCAGCATAGCTATTGCTTGAAATAGCTGTGTGTTATCAGGCTTATCGAGCACGTCGCTTACGCCTTCGATAACGCCTGAGATCTCCTCTTGTACAGCTTGAGCAAACTCTGGCGATATCACCGTACCGTTGACAAAGCTATTCCCTGGGCCTGCAGATCCACTGTCGATTCGATGCATGATGCGCCTACTCACATAAAAAAGATGAAGTCAACATAAAGGTTTGTGGTAATATGCACAAATCAAACTTCATGATGGTGAAGTAAGTTCACAATGATAACGGCTACATTGGACACTCGGCAGTTTGAAAGGGGCATCCGTCGACTTGTTGGGCGCGATCTCCCTTTTGCTATGGCGCTTACGCTAACCAGCACGGCAAAAGATGTGCGTGTAGCAGAACAAACCGCAGCATCAGCGACCATGACCCTGCGCTCTCGGTGGGTGCACCGTGGCTTCCAGGTGACCGCAGCACAGAAGTCAGACGGCATTGATCGTATGGAGTCTAGGGTGGGTCACCGAGACTGGTACATCGCTCAGCAGATGGGCGAGAGCACGACAACACGTACACCAAGGTCCAAGCGTTATCTCTATGTGCCACTGAGTGGGGTGCGTAAGCACAAGAGGCAGAAGATACGGCGCAGCCAAAGCCCAGGGGCTCTGCTTAGACAGAAGACTATATTCTTCCTGGAGAGCAAGGGTCGCACATACATTGCTCGTATCTTGAGTGGGCAGGTAACGCTAATGTACATCCAGATTAAGAGACAACCAATCGATCCAAAGGCAAGTTTCAAGCAAGTATTCGAGGTGGTGGTGCGGAATAACATCGGCTTCCGTTTTATTGAAGCTGCTAAGCGAGCGATTGAGACCAGGCGGTGATGTGCATAAAATACATGAGAAATACTTGCCTAATGCAACTGCATATGAAGTGCATAAGATGCATATTTACCAGGCTTTTTAGGAATATATATTTGAAATTAATTAATTATTTTTTGGGTCCTTCCGTGTGGTGGGCGGTCGCGGGTCAGCGCGGCAGCTCGCCATGTCACTATATGGCAAATTTTTCTGCTTTAATGCTTTCTAATAGAAAATATTGCTAATATGGCCTCGAAAGTTGGAAAGCTTAAGCTGATTACGGTCGCAGAGATGGCTGCACTGACCGGGAAGACGGCGCGAACTATCCGCCTTTGGATTGATGAAGGCATGCCGGTCTACGAGCGTGGGCAAGGGGCGGGCACTAAGCATCAGATAAATGCACCGGAGGCGTTTGGCTGGTTGGTTGACCGGGAGAAGTCCGAAGGTGCGAATGCCTCAGCCCGATATGAAAAGGGCAGGGCAGACAAGATGGAATCTGAAGCCAAGCTTGTCGCAATCGAACTTGAGAGGGCTCAAGGAACGGTTGTCGATGTTCCTGTAGCTATTAGCATTTTTTCCGATCGGCTGGCCGCCATTCGCGGATCTCTTCAATCGATGCCGGCAAGATCGTCGATCGCTGTAGCTGCTGCAAAGACTCGGGAAGAGGTCCGATCGATATTAGAGGATGAGGTCAACGAGGTTCTGAGATCTATGGGCGCTACCTTCTCCGATGATGATGCCGTAGATGGCCAAACTTAGAGGGAACGGCCCCGCGAAGTTCACTAATGCCTTGATGGCATTGGTGAGCAATCCTGATTTGTGGGTGGAACTTCAGGACACGATCGAGAGTGACGGTGCGATATCTCTCGCAGACGAAGCAGACAAGACGATTGTTTCAGCGCTCTCTCCTCCACCGGAAATGTCTTTGTCGGAATGGGCTGAAAAGAAGGCCTATTTGAGTTCTGAAAGCAGTGCCGAGCCAGGGAAGTGGCGTTCAATTCCCTATCAGGTCGGCATCATGGACGCCATTAGCGATAAAGATATCGAACGCTGTACGTTTATGAAATCCGCTCGAGTTGGGTTCACCGCAATCTTGAAGCATGCCATCGGCTACTATGCTGAACAGGACCCGAGTCCAATGCTGCTGGCTCAGCCGACGATCGACGATGCGAAGGGGTTTTCGGTCGAAGAAATTGGGCCAATGATCCGCGACACGCCGGCTTTGGCCAAGATAGCTCTTTCAGAGAATGACCCCGGCTCCGGCGTAACTCAGCTTAAGAAGAGGTTCAAGAACGGAGCTAGCCTTGGCTTGATCGGCGCGAACAGTGCGAGGGGATTCAGGCGAGTTACGATACGCGTGATGATGTTCGATGAAGTTGACGGTTACCCGGCAACGGCAGGCGATGAGGGTGACCAGATCAAGCTCGGTATAAAGAGAACCGAGACGTTTTGGAATCGCAAGATTATCATCGGCTCAACGCCAACGATTAAGGGTGCATCGCGTGTTGCTGCGCATTTCGAGGCGAGTGACAAGCGCTTCTACGTTGTTCATTGCCCTCAATGCGATGGGCGGCTGATTCTTAAGTGGTCCAACAAGTCAGACTATGGCGTTCCGATCGAGCTGCCGTCCGGTGTTAAATACGCGACAATGGGATGGGAGAAGGGCGAGCCCGAGACCGCGCATATGGTGTGCGGTCATTCCGGCTGCATTATCGAAGAAGAGCACAAGGTTTCTATGGTGGCTGGAGGCGCGTGGGTTGCTACGCGCTCTTCGCCTGGCCATGCCGGTTTCCATATCTGGGCCGGCTATTCCCTGTTTCCCAACGCATCATGGCCGAACTTGGTGAGAGAGTTCACTGAAATCATGGAGCGAAAGGACTGGCTGGGCCTTCAAGTTTTCGTCAACACAGTCCTGGGTGAGGCTTGGGAGAGCAGGGGCGATCGCATCGAGGGCAGTGCTTTGTTCAATCGCCGCGAAGATTACGGAGATGTTGCCCCGGCGCAGACCGTCGCAGTGACTGCTGGCGTCGATATTCAAGGCGACCGTATTGAGATCGAGCGTGTTGCGTGGGCACCAACGTATGAGAGCTGGGGCCTTGGGAAAACGATCATTTATGGCGACCCGACAGGTACGGCGATTTGGGATGCTCTGCATGAGAATTTGATGAAACCCACACAACACGAGCTTGGACATGAAATGTCCTTGCTGGCAGCCGCAATCGATAGCGGCTATCTGACCAATACAGTTACTGCATGGTGTTCTGAACGTTGGGGGCGCCGTTGGTGGGCCATCAAGGGGCAATCAGGGTCCGGGCGGCCTATTTGGCCGAAGAAGGCCTCGAAAACCAAAGACAAATTCCCTCAGTTTATCATTGGCGTCGATGAGGCCAAGGAATTGACCTACGGCCGATTGCGTCTTGATGAGCCCGGCCCCGGTTATTGCCACTTCAACAAATCCTATGACGAGGACCATTTCGAGCAAATGGCGGCAGAGGAAGTCGTAGTCGAATATGAACGCGGCCAGCCCATAAGAAAGTGGCAACTTCGACCCGGCAGGAAGCGAAATGAGGGGCTTGATATTCGAGTTTATGCCCTGGCTGCTTTTGAGAGCGCCAAGATCATGGGTTTCAACCCCACCAAACGCCAGGAACGCATGATCAAACTCAAAGAATCCGAAGGCGTTCCTTCTGAAACCGATCGACAAGCGTCGGCGCGTCGATTGCGTCCCGCGCCAAACAAGCGCGTTGTTCGATCTCGCATGATGACGCGAAGAGGAGATGATTGGTAATGGCCATCCCAGCAGCAGAGCTCGAAACTCTTCGCGACAACCTGGTTCGCGCCATGTCAACAGGCGTGCTTACCATTCGACATGGCGACAAATGGCTGACCTATCAGGACACGAGCGATATGCAGAAAGCCTTGGATATCGTTGAGGGCCAATTGAACACGGCAGGGGTAGCGACGACAGGCCGGCATCGGCAGGTTCGTGTCTATACAAGCAGGGGGATGTGCTGATGGCTTGGTATCATCGTTGGCTCAACCGAGCCAAAGCGAAGAAGCGCTCTGAGCCCAATCACGATCTGGCCGCCAGAGGCCGCCGCTTTGCAGGATGGCGAACGCATGGCGGGGGTGCCAACACGGCGATTTTTGGCGATCTAGCGCATATGCGCAATCGTTCGCGCGACCTGATGCGGAAAAACCCATGGGCGGTATCGCCGATGGAGTCGCTGGTTGCGAATTTGGTAGGGGAGGGCATCCGAGCTTATTCACGCGTTGAAGACGAGGGGCTGCGGAAGGCCATCGATAGCCTTTGGCGTGACTGGAGCAAAGAATGCGATGCGGATGGCATTTTGCATTTTGGAGGCATGCAGCAGCTAGCCGTGCGGTGCATGATCGAATCGGGCGAGGCGCTGGCTCGGCTTCGTTTCCGCTTGCCAGAGGATGGCATGCTGGTTCCGCTTCAGGTTCAGCTTATGGAGCCGGACCACCTACCGATCGACAAGACTGAGACAAGAGCCGGACGGAATACGATCACCGCTGGGATTGAAAGAAATCGTCTTGGCAAGCGCATTGCTTATCACCTTTATCGAACGCACCCTGGCGATTCGCTTGCTCTCACTCAGACGCTCGATAAAGACACCGTGCGGGTGTTGGCGGCCGAGGTGCTTCATCTGTATGAGCCCAAACGCATTGGCCAGCTTCGCGGCACGCCATGGATTGCACCCGCTGGCGTGCGCATGCGCGACATGATGGAGTATGAAGACGCAACGTTGGTTCGGCAAAAGGTCGAGGCAATGATAGCCGGGTTCATCACGCGGCCGGATGCTGACAACGTTTTGAATGAAGATGACGATGACGGCGATGGTATTTTCCAGGCCGAGCTAGAGCCAGGCACGATGCAATATCTCAATGCTGGGGAAGATGTAACCTTCAACAATCCGTCGTCTGTGGGCAATGGCTACGAGCCCTTTATCAAACATCAACTACGCGCAACCGCGGCCACAACGGGCTCGACCTATGAGCAGGTTTCCGGCGATTTATCAGGTGTGAATTTCTCTTCAATTCGCTTCGGCGGCCTGGAATTTCAGCGCAGAGCCAAGCCGAGACAACAAATGATCATCCACCAATTCTGCTGGCCAATTCGCAAGGCATGGATGGATGTTGCGGTTGAGCAGGACATGCTGCCGATTGACCGTGCGGCCTATGCCGCCGATCCCAGCCCCTATCTTAGAACGGAATGGCAAGCGCCTGGCTGGCAGTATGTCAACCCGAAGGACGAGGCAACAGCGGCCAAGTTGATGCTGGATGCCGGTTTGACGTCACGCCACAAAATCGCTGCTGATATGGGCTATGATATTGACGAGATCGACGAACAAAGAAAGCGTGATGAGGACCGAGAAAAGAAACTCGGCATCTGGGTTGATCCGTTGGCCGAAAAGGAAGGGCCAGGACGTCCTGTAGGTTCGGCGAAGGCTAAGGCTAGGATGTCGATTGTGGAGTAGCTTGGTTCGCTGGCTGCACAATCTTGTCAAAGTCAAAGCCCGATCGCTCGCACCAATCTTTGAATGCTAAACAGCGCCGCACGGGTTCTCCCATCATGTTTGGGTCATCGGCTAGCTTCAGCCCCCATCGGTAGCCGACACCACTCGCCTTTACGATGTGTCTGGCAATCTTGCCGCGGTCGGTAAGTTTTGCAGCCATACTTGGACATACTCCACTGTGCTGGTGTTAAAATAGCACAGTTATTCTGAAAAAAAAATAACTTTGAATGTGAAGTTACTTCACTACTATTCGAAATAATCCATCTAATCGGCTTTTTAATTTATGACTATAGTTCAAATCGATAATTCTCAGAGTAAAAGTGAACAAAATTCTTATTGATTGAAGTGAAGGCATTCCATAACAGTAAGTTACGATAAAATTATGGTCTGTCTTACATGCCAGAACAGCTTATAGAGATTGCACAGCGTCAGCGGACAGCCGCCGTTCGTTCGTCTAGCATTGATGAAGCCACGCGAACTGTAGAATTGACCTTTTCGACCGGCGCGCAAGTCGAGCGATTTTCTTTCTTTGATGGACCGTTTTCTGAAGAGTTGGCGATTAGCCGAGAGGCGATTCGCTGGGATCGACTTAGGAGCGGCGCCCCGCTTCTCGATGCTCATAACGGCCACTCTCTTGATGCCACGATTGGGGTCGTCGAATCAGCTGATATTCGAGACGGCAAGGCTGTAGCCACTGTCCGATTTGCTGAGGGAGACGAACGGGCTGACAAGGTCTGGAAAAAGGTCGCTCAAGGCATCCTCCGCAATGTCTCTGTTGGCTATCGAGTTCATGAGTTCCTGGAACGCAAGGAGGGCGATAGACGCATCCTCCGGGCGACTGATTGGGAACCTCTAGAAATTTCCATCGTACCCATTCCGGCAGACCCGTCCGCTCAGGTTCGCGGGTCCAATAGCGATGATGTCGCGCCGTGCGTGCTGCGCACGCTTGATCCAGAGGAAGATGAGACCATGCCGAAAGAAGACGAAGCGCAGCCCATCGCCTCGACGGAAGAGGTGAGGGTCGACCCGCCCAAGGAGCAGCCCACCCCTCCAGAGGCGCGATCCGAGCTTGATGTGGCGGCAATCGAGAAAGATGCCTACGAGCGCGGTCGCAGGGAAGCGCTTGACATCGTTTCGACCGCTGTGATTGGCGGCAAGGCCCCTCGTGATCTCATCCGACTGCTTGCTGTCGACATGACGCCGGACAAGGCCCGCGCCGAGATGGTTAAAGCTCGCGTTGAAGCCGTCCCAGAACAGGACGAGATCGACACGGCGTCACCTCTGCCAAGCGATGAGCGATCCGAAGTCATCGCTAAAATCAATCCGATCGATCTTTACAAGAAGCGTAATGCTTCCATGGGGAGCGCCGCCTGATGCCTACGCATCCCGTACTCGAAGATTACACCTATCCTGGCGAATTTTTGATTTCTGAGGCTTCCCACAATCGCTCTCGCGAGGCTGGGCTTGTGCCCATCTCGACCACAATCGATGCGGCTCAGGTTCTCGGTATGGTGACTACGAGCGGTGACTATGCCCCGTTCGACCCGGCCGCGACCGATGGCACCGAGAATGCCGCCGCTATCTCCTTTGGCCGTTTGATCACGAGCGCTACGGCAACTCCTCAACAGCGGGGCTTGGCCGTTGTGGTTCGTGACGCCGAAGTCGCCGGAAACCAGCTTGGCTGGCCCGCCACTATCACCCCTGCACAACAGACCGCAGCTGAAGGCCAGTTGGCCGCGCTCGGCATCATTGTTCGTTACTAGGAGCGCGCGCCATGCCTTTGACAATGGACATTTTCAACGATGACGCGTTCCACATGATCAATATGACGGAAACGCTCAACTACGAGAACGTTTTCCCGTCAATGCTTCGATCGAGCGGCCTCTTCACGGAAGAGGGCGTCGAGACGCATGACATCATGCTTGAGGAAATGGACGGCCGGATGGACTTGGTCCAGACGTCGGCACGCTATTCCCCGCCTACCCAGACGTCGCATGAAAAAAGACGCGTCCGCAAGTTCACCTCGGTTCGCCTTTCTCGCGAGGCCCACGTGAATGCTGGCGAGGTCCAGAGCGTCCGCTCATTTGGCACAACCACCGAACTCGAGTCTTTGCAGTCCAAAGCGAACCAGCGTGTTCTTAAGGTTCAGCGCGAGATTGACGCCACGATCGAGCACATGATGCTCGGCGCACTTCAGGGCGTCGTGCTCGATGCAGACGGAACCCAGCTTTTTGATTGGTACGACGAGCTTGGCGTAACGGCGCTCGCACCTGTTAATTTCGATTTTTCGGTGCCGGGGAGCGATGGCCGTTTCTCGGCGCTCTGCCGGGAAATCAAGCGCAGGATTCATCGTGTCGTAAGCGGTATGAACCTTGCCCCGAGTTTTGGCATCTCTGCCCTCTGTGGAGACGGCTTTTACGACCAACTCATTAAACATGAGGAAGTCCGCGAGACCTTCCTTAACTGGGAAGAAGCCCGCAATCTTCGGAACGATATTGGCCCCTTCGATACGTTCCGTTTCGGCAACATCAATTTCATCAATTACATGGCATCCCATGATGCCCAGGGCACCAAAGACGCTCCGGGGCCGGGCACAGTCGCAGTCGCTGACAATGAGGCGCGGTTCTATCCAACCGGGGTCGATGGGCTGTTCAAGGTCTTCTACACACCCGCCGACGTTCACGCCTTTGCGAACACCCCAGGCCTGCCGAGCTATGTGCTGCCGAAGGTTGAGACCATGCACGAATACTCGAAATCTGCGGTTTGGGAAGTGCAGTCCAACCCCCTCGTGATGTGCAAGCGTCCTCGTTGCCTGCTCCAGGGCCTGGCCACCTGATGTGCCGACGTCGGTCTGGGATACGAGCTATGTAGACACGCTGCTCATGACGCAGTGCGAAACGCTCTATGGGCAAACCGTTTTGTACACGCCTCAAACAACCGGGGTTCCGGTGCCGGTTGTGGCTATTTTTGAGGCAGCGGCAGCGGTCGTCGAGGTCGATGGCGAAGTGCAAGTCGAGTCGAGGAAGCCGGTGATCAGAATGCGGAAGAAAAACCTTGATGATGCCGGCATCGACCCCGAGCACGAAGATACAGTGCAGGTCGAAGGGCTCAACTATCGTGTGGTTGAAACCCAGCCTGACGGGCATGCCGAAATCATGCTGATCTTGATGAGGATTGCCTGATGGATCGGAAAGGGCTTCGTCAAGCCGTTATCGACGATCTTCTCAATCAGACCAACGCTGGCGACAAAGTCTTTCGCAGCAAGCCAACGCCTGTAGACGGCGACAAGACGCCGGCAATCACCGTTTATCTCAATCGATCAAGCGGCCAGATACCGGGCTCCCAGCTCGTCCAGTTCAACGTCGATCATGAGATCAAGGTCGAATGCTATGTGGCTGCGTCGGCAGACTGGGATGACGAGCTTGATACACTGATCGATCAAGTCGAAGCGCGGCTGTTTGCATCCCAAGATTCACGCCTCATCAAGCTAGCCACCATCACGGCATACAGTATCGATCTAACATTCAATGACGGCGGTGAAGTGCCGATTGCATGCGGCATTCTAACGATCAACGCCAAGGTCATTGAATGCTTCGACCCCGGCGATGACCCGGCGCTTCCGAACTTCCTGCGTGCTCATATCGATATCGATCAAGCGCCGGCCGATGGCCAGATCGAGGTGAGCGGCGATATCGAATTGGAGCCGGCGGCATGACGTTGAAGCAAATCAAGCCGGTCGATCCGAGCGCACGAGTCATCGATCCGAAGACAGGCGCCCCTCTTCCGGCATCGGGCGCAGCCGTCGAAATGACGCCTTACTGGAAGAGACGCGAGAGCGATGGCGACATCGAGGTCAGCGAGATTGGGCAGGGACGTATGAATGTTTCGGAGCCAAGGCGAGTCAAGCCGGCCGATGAGGAGGCCAAATAATGGCCATTTCATTCAACAACATCCCTGCTGGGCTACGTGTCCCGTTCTTCTACGCTGAAATCGACAACAGCCAGGCCAATACGGCTACTGAGGCAAGCCAAGCTCTGGTTATCGGTCAGAAACTTGCGGCGGGCACGGCCGCGGCAAATGCTCCTCTTTTGGTATCCAATGTTGGACAGGCAAACGCGCTTTTTGGCCAGGGGTCCATGTTGGCTCGAATGGTCGATGCCTTCCGCCAGAATGACGCAGTGACCACGCTTTTTGCGTTGCCTCTGGATGATAACGGAACGGCCGCTACCGGGACGATTACGATTGGTGGCGTGCCGACGTCTCCGGGCATTTTGAACATCTATATTGCGGGGCAAAGAGTGCAATCGACAGTCACAGTCGTTAGCACGCCAGCCACGATTACTGCCGATCTAGAGGCTACGATCAACGCCAATGCAGATTTTCCCGTCACGGCCGCTGCTGCAGCCGGAGTCCTGACATTGACAGCCCGCCATGCTGGCGAGCTTGGCAACAACATCAGCATTATACCGAACTACCGAGGCACACTTGGCGGCGAGGCCACGCCACTGGGGTTGACGGTGACTGTGGCGGATATGGCGACAGGCACGGGTGCGCCAGCCTTGACGGCGGGGCTTGCCGGCCTGGCAGATGAGCCCTTCGACGTTTTGATCATGCCCTATACCGATCAGACGTCTTTGGATGGCATGGGTGCGTTTCTTTCCGACACGACTGGCCGCTGGTCACCGCTAGAACGGCTCTATGGCCATGCCATCGCCGCGCGGGTAGGCACCGTCACTCAGTTAAATACCTTCGGCGGCACGCGGAACGATCAGCATGTTTCTGTCATGGGCTATAACGGCAGCCCCACGCCGCCATGGGAAACGGCGGCTATGTTCGGCGGGCAAGCTATCAAGTCGCTGTCCATCGATCCTGCCAGGCCGCTGCAGACGCTCCCGATTGCTGGATTTTTGCTGCCGCCTACCGCTGATCGGTTCAGTGTGGCCGAGCGCCAAACGCTCTTAAATTCCGGCATCTCCACAATCCGATACAATGTCGGCACGGCTCAAATCGAGCGGGCGATCACGACTTATCGCGTCAATGCCTTTGGAGCTGCTGACAACAGCTATCTCGACCTCAATACCTTGGCGACGTTGCAGTTCCTGATGCGATTTCTGGAAGGTCGCATCACATCGAAATACGCACGTCACAAGTTGGTCAACGACGGGACGCGTTTCGGGGCAGGGCAGGCGGTGGTAACGCCGAATGTTCTGAAAGCCGAACTCGTCGCATCCTACGGCGAGCTTGAAGCGCGCGGTTTGGTTGAGAACCGGGCTTTGTTCAAACAAAACCTGATCGTTGAGCGGAACGCTACCGATCCAAGCCGCATTGATGTGGTTTATCCTGCAGATCTTGCGAACGCTCTGCGCATCTTCGCCGTTCTGGCTCAATTCCGATTGCAATTTAGCGAGCAGGAGGCCGCCTGATGGCTCAGCAGATCGCAGGCACGGCTTTCGTGAAAGCTGACGGCGTCCAGTTCACCCTGGCCGGTTCCATGACCGTGGTTATCGATGAGCGACAGCGTGAGATGCTTTCGGGCCTTGGCGGCGTTGCCGGTTACAAGGAAATGCTTGTTCCGCCGAAAATCGAAGGCGAGTTCTTTCTAACGCCTGATCTTTCCATCGAAACCATCGGAAATATTACTGACGCGACTGTCACGGCCGAGCTTGCTAACGGCAAGACTTACCTCATTCGAAATGCGGTTGTGACCGGACGGCGTGAGCTCAATGCTGCTGAAGGAACGGTGCAAATTGCCTTCGAAGGCCTCGGGGGTGAAGAGCTTTGATAGAGGTCAAGCTTGGCACGCCGATCGAAGCGCATGACGAGACCATCGACACGCTGTCGATCCGCAGGCCGAAAGGCGGCGATGTCATGGATCTTGGCATGCCTTTCACCGCTCAAGCTGATGGTACGGCCATCGCTCGCATGGACCTTATGGGCAAGTACATCTCGGCGTTGGCCGGTATTCCGATTTCTTCAATACGGAAAATGGAGGTCGCCGACTTGATGCAGGCGGTGCAAGTGATCTCGGGTTTTTTCGGCGAGACCGTATCGTCTCCTCAGATGGAGGCGGCGGCGCCTTCGAAGAAGGAGAAGAAGGCGGCCTAAAGCCGACATTTTTTACGGATCTCGACCAGTGCATCGCTGTGGTTTGCCGGTTCTACAGCTTTGGTGCCCGCGAGATGGAGGAAATGAGCTTTGACCGGCTGATTTGGTGGCTAGAGCGAGCCAAGGCGATCGTTAAAGAGCAGGAACAGAGCGTTGGCAGTTAGCTATAGCATATTCGGCGTCATCAGGGCTCGGGACCAGTTCACCGGGACGCTCAATCGAATAGCTCGAAATGCCCGCCAGGTTGGCCGGCAGATGACCACCAATTTTTCCGTTCCAGCAGCACTACTTGGCGGCGTGACGCTGCGCACCGCAGTCAATTTCGAGACTGCGATGAATAGAGTCGAAGCAAAGACTCAAGCCAGCAGTCAAGAAATGGAGCGTATGAGTGAGCTGGCGCGTGAGCTTGGCGCGACAACGGCCTTTACCGCTACCCAGGCGGGCGAGGGCATGGCTTTCCTTGCTCAGGCTGGCTTTGAGGTTAATAGCATTCTGTCAGCCACACCGGACCTTCTGAATCTTGCTGCCGCTGCTGAAATCGACTTAGGCCGAGCGGCCGATATCGCCTCCAACATCATGGGGCAGTTCAATTTGAAGGCCGACGAGACTGGGCGAGTTGCAGATGTTCTGTCTGCTGTGACTGCTGGCTCCAATGTGAATATGGAGCAGCTGGCCGATACGATGAAGATGTCCGGGCCGATTGCAAAACAATTTGGGCTTTCCCTGGAGGACACGGCCTCTGCTGTCGGTCTTCTGGGCAATATCGGCGTGCAGGGCACTCTTGCTGGCACGGCCATGAGGACGGCCATGTTGAGGCTTGCCGCGCCACCCAAGGCCGCGCGTGACGTTTTAGACGAATTGGGCGTGGCAACGCGCGACGCTGCCGGTGACATGAGGCCTCTAGCTGGCATTCTCACTGATTTTGCGCAGGGCGTTTCAAACCTCGGCTCAGGCGATCGTCTCTCCGCTATCGAGGCTCTGTTCGGCAAGTTCGGCTTGGCTGGCGCGGCGGAGCTTGTCAATCAAGCGGAGGGCGGTGGCCTGGTCCGTTTCGCCGATCAGATGAGGGGCGTTGAGGGCGCCAGCCAACGAATGGCTGACACAATGATGAAAGGGGCTCCGGGCGCCGTTCGTGAGCTTATGTCGGCTATCCAAGAGTTGATGCTGGCGATTGCCAATAGCGGTGTCCTTGAAGCGTTTACCGATCTGGCGCGAAGGGCAACGGTCTTCGTCCGAAATGTTAGCCAATCCAATCCTGAACTGTTCAAGTGGGGCACTGCCTTAGTGGCGGTCGGCGTGGCTTTAGGCCCACTGGTTATTGGGGCCGGCCTCTTGGCGTCGGCGATTGCGGTGATCGGGGGCGCGATTGCAGTTGTTGCGACGCGAATTGGCCCGCTAATAGCCGGGATAACCGCATTAGCAGCCGGCGCTGTAACCATTCTTGGTGCTTGGGGGCCAGTTAAAGATTTCTTCGCTGGCCTTATTCCCGATTCGATTTCGAACTTTTTTGGCGGTGGCTCAGGCGCAGCGGCAGCCTCTGCCCCCAGCGCTGGCGCCTCTCGTCTACTGCAAGGTTCGAACACACAATCACTGAACGGCAAGCTTAAAATCGAATTCGAAAACGCCCCGGCTGGCACTCGGGTTAGGGAGTCAGAGATTAGCCAGCAGGGGGTCGATGTCGAGACCATGCTTGGCTTCGCGTCCAATCCTTTTGGTGCGCAGAGGCCGCTATGACCTGGCGCGAAGAACTCCGATCGGCCTCATATAGAGGCGTGCCGTTTGAGGTTGAAAGCCACGATTTAAGCTCGGGACGTCGCGGCTCTCTTCATGAGTATCCAGAGCGCGACACGCCTTACTTTGACGATCTCGGGCGTCGAGCACGTCGGTTTAGTGTGGAAGCATTCGTCATTGGTGACGAATACACGGCACAGCGTGACGCGCTCTTAAGAGCCTGCGAGCGGCCAGGCGTCGGCATCCTTTCCCATCCCTATTATGGGGAACTGCGGGTCGTCTGCAGAGAATTCAGCGTTAACGAAAGCCGCCGTGATGGCGGAATGGCGCGTTTCGCACTCAGCTTCATTGAGGCGGGCCAGGACCTCTTCCCAACGGAGAATATCTTCTCCGCTGGCGCTTCCGGCGAGGCGGCAGACGGCCTCGAAGCTGACACGATTGATGCCTTTGACCGCTCGTTTGATATCCGAGCGCTTAGCGGATCGGCACGGGATGCCATTGCGTCCAAGATCGATGAAATAGCAGGCGGTGTTCTTGCTGATCTGGGGGCCGCCGAGGATGTCCTAAATGCCGTGAATGATGTGATCAGTGACATTCCGGGCCTGATCACGACGCCGCGCAATCTCGCCTTCCGCGCCTTTGGGCTTGCCCGAACAATCGCGGCGAACATTGAAGATGTGGCGGCCATCCCGGCGGCATTCTTCGATTTTGACTTTCTTTCAAGTTCGCCAAGCGGGAATTCACCAAGCGAAATAGCGACACGCACAGCAAATCAGGCCGCGCAATCACTCTTTCGTCGAGCGCAGCTATCCACTGAGGCGCGCGTTCTTGCTGAACAAAATTTCGACACGTCCAACGAGGTCATTACGGCGCTAGCCGCCTTTGTTCAGCGCGTCGATGCCGAGGAAAGCGCTGCCACGCCGATCGACGACGTCGCCAACCCGGCCCTGCTCAACCTCAGAACGCGCGTAGCGAACGATTTGCGAGCCAGAGCGGGTCTGCTGCCCATTTTAACATTGGCGACCGTCACTGAATCAACGCCTGCGGTCGTCCTTGCTTACAGACTTTATGACGACTCAGGCCGCGATACGGAAATTGTTCGCCGCAATCGCGTGGACGTTCCTCATCCGCTCTTTATCCCCCCTCAAAATGTCCTTGAGGTGCTGTCGCAATGACGATCGGCATCACCATAGGAGGGCGTAGCTACGAAGGATGGACAGAGGCCGGGGTGCGCCGTGCTCTGGATAGGCCGGCATCGGAATTCTTGGTCATTGGCACAGATCGTTGGTCAGAAGACGAGCCTCCTCTGGGTCTGGTCACTGGCGCTCGATGTGAAGTCACGATCGATGGCGAGCGTGTCATCGTGGGTCATATCGAGACCGTCGATTCGAGCTATGACGGCCATAGCCACACCATTTCGGTGTCTGGGAGATCACTAACCGGCGACCTTGTTGATTGTAGCGTCGAGCGGGCGGGCGACTTGCGCGGCCAAACAATGGGCGAAATCGCCAAGACCCTAGCCAGGCCGTTTAATATCCAGGTTCAGGCTCTGGTGGATACCGGCGACCCTTTGGCCAGACATTCGATCAATGTTGGCGATAGCGTGTGGACGGTTCTTCAAAGGCTGGCTCGGCTAAAGGGCGTCATCCTTGCTGATTCACGCTCTGGCTCTCTTCAAATTACCAAGGCGAGCGAGGCCGCTTCTTATCCGGGCTCTCTTCGGCCCGATGTCGTTCTGTCCGGCGCGTCCAGGACGGGCCAGCAAAACCGGTTTAGCCGATACACCGTCAAGGCTCAGCAAGCGGGCAACGATGACGTATTTGGAGAAGCGGCATCGGCCCCGTTTGGAGAAGTAGACGATGATTTTGTAGGCCGCTACCGGCCCGCTGTAATCGTTGCCGAGAGACAGGCCACGCACGCGGAGTGCCGGGTTCGGGCTGCATGGGAGCGTTCTGTTCGATCCGCCAGAAGCGTCACGCTGACCTACCGAGTGCAGGGCTACCACGCGAATGATGATGAGCTTTGGGACATCAATAGACTGATCGCCGTCAACGATGATCGCCTGCATGTATCGGGGCGATTTTTGATCGAGGCCATTGAATATCGCTTAGGGGCAAGCGGAAAAACGACGTCATTGGCCTTGGTAAGACCGGAGGCCTATGCGCCCGAGGCCATCACTCAGCAGCAAGACCCGGTATCGCTTTGGGAGCGGAACTGATGCCGGCCGCTCTCGATGCCATCGTCACTAAGATTCGCATGATGCTAGGGCGTGCCGTTCTCACATTGGTGGATGACGCCAAGAAAATGCAGTCCGTCCAGGTTGCGGGCATGGATCGCGAAACGCTTGATGATGTCGAACATCCACAGCCTTACGGGTTCACATCGCATCCCCTGCCGGGCGCTGAAGCTTTCATGATGTTTGTCGGGGGTGATCGATCGCACGGTATCGCTCTTGTCATCGATGATAGGCGCTACCGATTGAAGCCATTAGATGGTGGCGAAGTTGCTCTCTATACCCACGAGGGAAGTAAGATAGCGCTTAGAAACGGGCGTTTGGTCGAAATAGACTGCGACCGTCTTTCAATTAATGCTTCAGATGCTGTCAATATAGACACCGGCTCCTTTGAAGTTAAAGCGAGCACGTCGACATTAGAATCATCCAGGGTCAACTTAACGACGCCTCGCGTGGTCGCTTCCGGTCAAATAAGGGCCAGTGGTCGCGTTTCTTCAGAGGGAGATATTGTTGGTCTTCAAGGCGGTTCTCGGCTTAGTCTTTCGGACATAAGGTCGACGTTCAATAAGCACATTCACAAGATTGACGACAAAAAAGACATCAGTCTAGTCCCGACGTCGGGGTCAAGACTATGAGTGGCGATGTCTCGGTTACATGGGATGCGGAAACATCTCTTGGCACATTTGAGATCGTCAACGGCGACCTTGCGACTGGGCAAGATCTTAGAACTGCCGTTCTAATCTCCCTCTTTTCTTGGCGCCGCGCCGATCTAGAAGACATTCCCGAAGATCATGATCCTTCAGGGTATTGGGGCGACAGTTTTGCAAAGAACCGTGGCGATCGTCTCGGTTCGAAGCTCTGGTTGTTGCTTCGAGAGAAGGTGAACAACCAAACGATCCAGCGCGCTCGGGACTATGCCGCGCAGGCTCTGCAATGGCTGATTGATGATGGTATCGCGCGGCGTATCGACATTACCGCCGAGCGAAATGGGGTCGATCGGTTGGACATGCTGATCGAACTCTACAAACAAGACAGTGAAGTTCTGAGACTGCGTTTTGACGACATTTGGGGAGCCGCCGTCAATGGCTGAAATCTCCCTTGTTCGTCCTGACCTTGCGACCCTTATCGATCGCGCTGATGCCGAGATCGGCACGCGCCTGTTGGGGACAAATACTCTCCTTCGCAATTCCGCCCTTGGCGTTCTTGCTCGCGTTTTGGCCGGCGGCGTTCATGGCCTCTACGGCTTCCAGGAAACCATCGCTCGGCAAGCGATTGTCAGTACGGCTGATACAGCAGCGCTTGAGCTTTGGGCGGACGTCTGGGGCCTAAGTCGCAATCCGCCTGTGATTGCAACCGGGTCGGTGCAGTTCACCGGCACGGACGGAACTATCGTGCCCCTTGGTGCTGAAATGCAACGTGTCGACGGCACGGGGTATGCGTCAGTCGCCGCCGTAACGGTTACAGGCGGCGTTGCCAGCATCCCAGTCCAGGCGCGCCTTCCAGGATCATCGGCAAACAGCGTGGCAGGTTCAACACTTGTCTTCACCACGCCGATTGTTGGCGTGGCTGGAACCGGAGCGGTTGAGGCTGGCGGCATAGCCGGCGGCGATGATGTCGAGACTGACGAAGCCTTAAGAGCCCGCATTCTCGCTCGAATTAAGAACCCGCCACAGGGGGGATCAGAGAATGATTTTGTCACCTGGGCTCTTTCCAACCCTGGCGTAACTCGAGCCTGGGCGACCAGCTTCGAATATGGGCCTGGTACCGTCACGGTTCGCTTCATGATGGATGATGTGCGTGCGCCGGATGGCTTGCCGAATACTGCCGATATCGTGCTCGTCCAGACCTTCATTGAAGATCCGTCACGTAAGCCTATCACGGCGCAACTCTTCGTTGAGGCACCAACACTCCAGCCAGTTGACGTGTCGATCGCCGGTCTGTCGCCGGATACGGCTGCTATTCGCGCGGCGATCGAGGCTGAGCTTTCCGCCATGTTTCGTCGGGAGGCTGAGCCAGGGGCAACGACATTTCTTTCGAAAATCAATGAGGCCATCGCGTTGGCCCCGGAGGTTGGATCTTACTCACTGACAGCGCCTGGAACGAATGTGGCCGCAAACGATCGGGCCTCGCTCCATAGCCTTGGCACGGTGACTTACTTCTGATGGTTTATTCACCCGCCACTGCAGAGGACTACAGGCGTCAGCTAGAAGCCTTGTTGCCGCCTGGTCCGGTTTGGCCAAGAGATCAGGACGGCATCCTAGGGCTTCTTATCGAAGCCTTTGGCGCCGAGATGGCGAAAGCCCATGCCGATGCGCTAGGCCTTCTCACTGAGATCATCCCGTCATCGACCTCTGAGCTTTTGCCAGACTGGGAAGGGGTCGCTGGCCTTCCAGATGAATGCAGCCCTCTTTCTTTGACCGAGACGGAGCGGCGATTTGATGTTTTGGCGCGTCTCAATTCGCTCGGTGGAGCAAGCGCGTCCTACTTTGAGTCCGTATCAGCGGCCTTGGGATTTACGACAGCAGCGGCTGTTGACCATCCGCAATTCAGAGCAGGCTTCGACCAGGTCGGCATCGACCCCCTTATAGATGATTTGTACGCACTGACATGGACTGTTCAGGTTGATGTCACAGGCAAGTCGCCTGCACAAATTGCCGCCCTTCGGTGCGTCCTCGAAAAGCTCAAGCCCGAACATACACTCATCGAATTTATCTTCACGACGACAGCAACCGACGCATGGACTGACGGGTCTGACTGGACAGACGGTGCGGTGGGGTGGGTTAACTGATGGCAAGTAATATCAATCCGTTAGTTCCCGCTGAAGATGGCCTGCCTGCTGCCAAGTCAGACCTTCGCGATAATCTCCAGGCTGCCAAGACCGAGATAGAGGAACTGCAGAGCGGCGGTCCAGACAAGCGAATCGCAGTATCGAACACAGTGTCGCCTATCACGCTTAGTGAAACCGTGCACCGGGGCAGCTTTCTCGAAATCCAAAATTCTGCCGGGCCGGTTGAAATTGTTTTGCCGCCGCATGCATCGGTTTCTCGGCATGGCGTCTTTGCAACGGGCGTGGTTCAAGCCGGGTCCTGGCCAGTCACTATCTCGGTCTCTGAGCCCAACACTCTTAGAGGCACAACCCTTGGCAGGGTCGGGTCTTTTGGCGCCGATCAGCTTTACCTGGGCTCGAAATCTGGGGCGCAAGATGAGGCCGTTTTTGCGATCATCCGCCGTGGCGGCTTGTGGACAATCTGGTGTTCCACCGGGCTACGATTGAATGAGGGCGAAGACACAACGCCGGGCGTAAGTACTGGGGCGAGCACATCTGGCTCTTTGGGCGCCATCATCGTTACAGATTCGGCATTTGGTGCCGTTGGCAATGGCATTGATGATGATACCGCCGCCATTCAGCTAGCCATCGATACAGCACCCAGTGGTTCGGTGATCTTTTTCCCATTCGGGCGGTTCTTGGTTGATAAGATCAGTGTCCCGCACGACAAATCGCTCATTTTCCGAGGCGTTTCTCCGATCGCCTCTCGTGTCGTCGGCAGAACGCCAGGTCAGGACGTATTCCATTGCGACAACAATGGTCAAGCAGCGCAAAATCGCTTCAGAACAGTCCACGGATACGAAAATTTTGGCATTGAGATCAATTCGGGCACAGGAGAAAGTTGGGCGCAGAATTATAACCGTTGCACCGGCCGGGGTTATCCCATCGGGCCTGCTTGTATTGCTTACGACAGTGATTTTCTTTCCCCTAGCCTGGCGACAAGTGTTAATCAAGCATGGCCCAATACTTTTGGTTATATCAAAAACGTTTTTCTAGAACTGGTTGATGTCGACAGCGCCAAGAACGATGCACATGACTGTGTGGGTATTTATTTTGGTGGGACGTCATACGGATGGCGAATTGAAGACATTCGAGCCCACGGCGTCCATTGGGCATTTGTGCAGTCGGCACCGTTTATTCGCCGATGCATCCCGAGTTCTGACACGGACACACTGAATTACAGCGTTGGGAATGATGTTGCCTACCCAGAGAACGCAGAAGTCTACGCGCTCGCACACACTGGAGCCGGCACGACCACGCCGCCGCTAGAGCGTTCGGTCGATTACTGGGTTCTCGACCCATCGCCAGGATCGCTGCAGCTGAGCGCAAGTCCTGGACCTGGTGCTGCTATCGACCTGACCTCGACGGGGTCGGCGCCAGTCTATGTCGCTGCGCGCGACGCCTATTCTGCGGTGATTGCCCCGGACGGCGTCACCATCGCTAACATCACGCACTATTCCGGCAAAGGTGCGATATCGGTCATCACGCCGGAAGGCATGCTGATCGGGCGCGTTGATGCCTATGGTGCGTCTGTTTCAGGCCTGGAAATTGTCGATTGGGATTCTGGCAGCCGTGATTTCGGCATTTCCTGCAAGGTCGTGGGGCCGTACTACACGGAATCGCCGCAGAGTTCGGCCTTGGTGGCTGTGGACCAAGAGCAAGATCCGTTCATCTACATCAATATGCGCGGCGGGTCGATCCAGGATTTACAGTTCCGCGGCGAGACCGCAGGCGTCACACGGCCAAGACTTGCACTCTATGGCATTGGTTACGATGTCACCGGACTGCGCATGCTGTCCAGCCTATCTCAAGCGCAGCCTGACGTCTATCTTTATGGCAGCGGTATCGGCGTTTATGGCCAGGCGCACAGCTTGGCCGGATTGGTCGATCAGGGCGATGATAACCATTACATCCTGAAGTCCGACGCTGAAGGCCTGGTTGCACAAAGCTTCAGCCCTTACCGGCAGAGATTGCCCGTCACAGCGCCCGCGTCCGGGACGCGAACGCCCTTCGTCGATAGTACCAACCCGCTTATCGGCCCAGTCAGTTTCGCGCATGTCCATACAGTGGCTGCCGCTGGCGATGCATTAGGACTCACGGTCTTCATCAAAGGCTCAGCCAACGCCAACCCACAAACTCCGCTTGACATGATCGTTCGCTATGGCGGCCAGGAAATGACGGAGATTGGGTCGAGCGCGCCTTACATACAGGGCGGCGCGCCGACCATTCGATCATATCTGCTTGGGGGCGTTGATCTCACAGCGCCTTTGGCCGGCTCAAACCTCATTGAGATCGAACCAACTGCTGGGCAGGACATTCAATGCATTGCTGCCATTGCTACCGATCTTGCTAATGTTTCAAGGGCAGGAAAGTTCGGAAGAAACCAGTCTGTTGGCGCCGTAACGACTGATGGCGCTGCCGTCGATACGCTCGGAAATGATTCTCTAATCCTGGCTTCTATTGCGGTGCAAGGCGATGCATCCGGTCCTTTCACGCCGAATGCCAATTTCACTGAACTTGAAGATAGCAATACCGGCGGCGGATCGGCATCCACTGACATCAGCTTCATGTTGGCCGAAAGGGTTTGGCCGGTAGCCAGTCAAGTGGTGTTCGATGCGACATGGCCAACAGCGGCTGGCCGGTCAGTTTTGGCAGTGGAAATACGCGGCCTGGATCTCGTCTGATGCTGTTTCAGTCAACAGCCGCTGCGCCTTCGGTCATGCCCCCACTAATCCTAGGAGCTACGCCTTCGATCGTCGGCGCACCGACACCGATCGTGGACAGTACGCAGCAGTCGAACCCGACGCTCAATGCTGCCTATACCAGTAGCAACCCGGTTTTGATCCTGGTCGGCGTCAAACAGGGACTGGCAAACGGTCCTGATCCGCAAACGCTTGTCGTGACCGAAAGCGGCAATGTGCTCACCCAAAGAGGCGCTACCGATCCTGGCCAGGTCCGCGGCAATGTACCGAGCTGGTACGCCTACTACGTACAGGCCCCAGGTGGTACGGGCATCGTGGCGACGATCAGCGGCACGGCTAACCCGACCGATGCCATGACCATCATTCCGATTGAACTCCAGGATGCCACGGGGCTCGGCACAATCACGCCGATTACAGACGACTCAGCGCCTGCCACGACCGGCGCGGTCGGCGGCACTACCACACAGGACCGATCCCGTGCCGTCGCCATCTTTGGTGTTCGTGGCTCGAACACGCCGGTCAACTTTTTCGCGCCGGCGGGAGCTTGGACCGAGTCCTTCGAAAGCGAGACCGGCGCCGCTGATTTTGATGACTTTAGCTTCCAGCTTCAAGCTCTGGCGATTGAGACACAAGGAAGCGATACGGCGACAGCAACATGGACTGAACCCGGCCGCTGGTCCGGGCTCTTCATTGAGGTCTTGGGTACGCCTGGCGATTCGTTGCCGGTTGCCAATGACGATTCGATCGATATCACGACCGGCGGCATGCAGGATTCGTTCAATGTCCTGATGGACGATAGTGGTGGTGGGCTCGCCTTAGACGCGGTCACACATGTTTCGGGGCCGGATATCGTCGACGGCTTTGTTGCTGCTGGTGACGTGACTTACACGCCGCCAGCAGTCGCTGGTGTCTCGGTCTACATCATCGACATTAGCAATAGCGTCGGCCCGGCGCAGAGCACGCTGACAATTACCACCACAACCGAAGATGGAAACGATTTCCCGTCCTTTGCGGACTCTCCCTCGACCAATGCTTCGGCCTTGGTTGCGTTTTTGCTGGATAACTAGCTATGGCGATCATCGACGTTACAGCGCCCCCTCACAATGCCGCCGGCAATGGGTCGTCCAATGATACGTCTGCAATTCAGGGCGCTATTAATGCGGCAGCTGAGGGCGACGTCGTCTTCATGCCGAGAGGCACCTACGAGGTCGATACTCTCGATGTACCCTTCAACAAAAGCCTGACCTTTCTCGGTGAAAGTCCGCAGGCGTCGGTTCTCAGGACACGAACGAACGATATTGACCTGTTCGTGTCAGATCGTGGCACTGGTGTTGCTGAAGACCGTTTCACGACTCAGCATCACTATTGGAACTTCCGCTGTGTCATGCGCACGTCAGGGGCCGATACAGCGGCCACTCGCGACCGCTGCACGGCCTCGGGTGTGCCGATCGGTGTGGGGACAATCGTCTACGAGCGCCAATCGCTGCACAACAACCCAGCCGCTGGCAATGATGATGCCTGGACGAGCACCTTTGGCTCGATCCGCAACATGATCTTTGAAGACAATGACACGGGCGGTGGCAGCGGCGTCGGGTCTAACTCGGTAGCCGTGTATTTTTCAGGTACGCCGTATGGATGGAAGATCGACAACATCAAGTTGCATGATATCCAGCATGCAATTGTTGTCACAGCGCCCTTCATTCGCCGGGTGTCGATCGACACTGGCTCAAATATCCTTTCCCATTCCGGCGGAACTTACCCGGCCAATGCCCCGCTGTTTTTGCTTAATCACTCGAACTACGGCTCGATTGCTTCTGGCGTCAGCCGTTACACCGATGTTTTTGCAAGGGATAGCAGCAATGGGCAGCTTCGGCTGAGCACGTCTGCCGGCGGCGGCGCTGTCAACTTTTCATCCGCCGGAAGCGCCCCGAACTATGTGGCCGCGCGTGACTCCTACACCAACGTTCTGTCGCCTGATCAGATGCGGATCACCGACATCACGGTTTACGGCGCCAGGAGCGGCATTTCGATTGCCAACCCAGAGGGTACGCTGATCAGCGGCGTCTGGGTTTATCTCAGCACCACCAACATTATCGATATCCGGGACTACTCAGCGGGCTCGCGCGACCGACCGCTGTCAACCGTCGTTGAGAACGTTTATTGCGAGGCCCCGCAAACCGGAACCCTCCCAGCATCAAGCAACCAGGCGCGCGACCCGTTCGTCTACGTCTCAGGGCGCGGCATGACCGTTTCTAACGTCCAAATTCGCGGCGAGACGGCGGGCGTTACGCGGCCTCGTTTTGAGGTTGCCTGCGATGGTTCGCACGTCTCGGGCATCTATTGCCTTTCGAATGCAAGTCAAGCGCAGCCTGACGTTGTGATCACCGGCAACGGAAACTTTGTTCAGGGCTTGTTGCATGCTTCAGCGACGGTCACGAACAGCGGTGCCAACAACAAGGTCTTCTTCACGGATGAAGCTGGGAACGTTGAAACAGCGAGCAACTTCTAATTGACGCAATGAAGAATGACGATGGAAGCAAAGTTCAAATATCTGACATGATCTAATACTGGAGTTAATCATGGCCTTACCTTTCACCACGAACAAATCGCTAACCGATGGACTTTGGACGATTTTGGCCATCGGTCCTACGGCTACGCCAGTTTTCATCGAAGTGAAGGCGGGCAACGTCGAATACGCCATTGTTCCTGCTTCATTGGGTGGCGTCGATAGCCAAGTCGCTATCCCAGACTTGGACGGCCACCACTTGCCGAATACGACGTCTCAGGGAATCGGCCTGACTGACAATACTCAGGCATTTGCCGTTAAGGCGACAGCCGGCAACGCACGCATTTCCTACTCCGGCGGCTAACCTAAAGAGGGCGTCACCATGGCTACGTTTACCAAATACAAGGTCCTAGGGTTTCAAGGGCTGATTGATCAACCTGGCGCTGGGGCTTCGATCAACATCACGGGCGCGTCCAACCCGGCGACGGCACCCCTGGAAATGGGCGTCCACCCGATCAATACCAACAGCACTGTCGATGGGCGTGATGTTGGCGATGACGGCGCAGCACAGGATTTTCTTCAAGATCTCATCGGTGAGCCTGCCGGCACCAATCAGCTACCCCTCATCCCAGCCGGCGCGGGCGCGATCATTCCGGCCGGCACGCTGGTTGCCCAATTGGCTGCTCTGAAGCTGCTTGCAGATATGAGCGGGGGCGTGGGCGTCACAAATTTTCTAACACTGAATGACACGCCTGCATCTTTCACCGGTCAGGGGCTCAGTTTTAGCCGGGTTAACGCTGCGGCTGATGCGCTGGAATTCTTTCCCGCGCCTGATCTCACCGCAATCGAGGCTCTTGCTGGAACGGGGCTCCTAGAACGTACAGGCCCGGCAACCTTTTTGACCCGCACAATTGGCCTTGGCGCGGACAACATCGCCGCATTCGATGCTAATCGCTCCTTGGTGATCCCGGACGGCGGAAACGATGGACAGTTTTGGTTCATCGGTGAGGATGGTGGACAAAATCTCGTTTTTCGCTATGGGGCAAATTTTGCAGGGTCAACCGTTCGTTTCATGATGCCGGTTGGTCTTGGCTCAGTAGGCCAGGTTCTGACTGCGACGGCAACGGGGACCCAATGGGCAGCGTCACCATCCGGCTCGCCCGATGCATTCCGCGATACAGCACAGATCAATACAGCAGCTGTCACCCGCCACACTTGGGATAGCAAAGACTTCCTCCTAACCGAGCCTGTTGCTGGCCAGCCCCGTATCGAAAACATCTCGACGGAAATAGTGGCCAGGGCGAACGGCGAGACCGCGGTCATCGGGCATGTCAACGAGATTGCTGATGGCGGCACGCTGGCCGTGCCCACAGCAACGCGCATTGGCCAGGCATTTGGTGTGATTGTCGCCGAGGGTGGCACGGCTGCCACTGTGGGCGCGCCAATCAATTTGCCGCTGATCAGTGACACGGCCCAGGTAAATTTCAAGTGGAACGGCGCGACTTGGTTCCAGTATGGAGCGTCGACATCCGGCGCTACTCTTCCCACCACCACGAAGGGCGACATCTCGGTTCATGACGGCACGACCGACATCCGCCTCCCCGTAGGCACGGACGACCAGGTCCTCGTCGGCGACAGCACCACGGCATCTGGCCTCGCTTACTCGACGCGCGTTCTGACGGCAGCGAACGCCGCGGCACGCGATGCTCTCTCGAACGTACGCCGTGGTCAGATTGTCGATGTCGCCGATGACGACGGAAACGGTCTCGGTGAGACTTATCTGGTTCTGACCAGCGCTGCGACGTTCAGTGCGGCCGGCGTGCGAAGGATCGGTAAGATCCCGACGTTCGATGCTGGGGGCGGCACAACGATTCCCACGGCATCGGCCGAGTCGTCCGACGTCGTGCGATTGATCAATCATTCGACCGAGCCCGATCAGCTACTCCTGAAGCTGGGCGATAACTCGGCCTATGCGTTGACGGCTACTCCGGCGGCATTCGATGTCGATAGCTTGCCGGCTGGCACAGGTCCGGTTCCCGGCGCGGCCCAGATCGTGGCGTCCGTTGGCGGAACAGAGCAGCGGTTCAATGCGAGTGATCTGCCTACGGGCGGCGGCGTTTCCGCGACGGCTAACAATGCTATCACGGACGACACAGGCCCCTTCCTTGACGAATCCGAGGTCGTTCGAGATTTCGATTCAGGCGGCGGCACAACACTGCCCACCGCATCGGCAACATCGCCTCGCACCTTCCGCCTGATCAACAATTCCGATCCGACGCTCAACGGTAAGCTGGTGGTTAAGAACGCCGCCAATACGGCTTACGAACCGCAGATTCAAGCATTCGCCGCCGCCAATCCTGGCATGGTCCCGGTATCGCAGGCGACGAATGATTTTGTAGCGCAGAATCCAAGGCCTTTCTTGAACATCTCCATCCCGGTTGGCTTCGCCGGGAAAATCCGGTTCAAGCTGCCCTTCGATGCGACTCTGGTTGAGGCATTCGATTTGGTCGACAGCGGATCGTTTGATTACACGGTTGACATTGGCGGGACCGATGTGGGCGGGCTGATTGGCATTTCTGTAAATTCGACCGCAGAAACCCCCAGAACAGCATCAACACCAAATGCCGGCACCGGCAATCAGGTCGGGGCCATCACCGTCAGCAACAATTCTTCGGCTGTGAACGGTTTTATTGCACTCCGTTTCCAGCAGTCAGGCTTGTACGTCTAGCAACCGTTTACCGTCTATCGATTGGAATAAGTCATGGCCAATGCTCTGTATGAGTCCCATCCGTCTATCCCTAACGCCGTTCGGTTGCGATCCGTTACCGTAGACGTCCCGAAAGACGCTTTCAGCGCAGAGGCTATGACGCCGCAAGACTTCAATCATGCGGACTATCAGACTCCAGGCTTCTACTATTTTGCCAATATCGCGGCGGTAGCCAACAGCCCAGCTAACGCGCCATCTGCCGGCGGCGTTCTTCTTGTTGCACGGCTCAGCAACGGTTCGATTGAATACCTGTTGCGCGAGGAATTCACCGATCGGACTTGGAAGCAAGGTCAAGCCCTGCCAGCAACCGGAACGATTACGTCGGCAGGCTGGACCGAGACCCTTGACCGGTCCTATGCCAATGACTTTACCGGCACGACCGTCCTCGGTGCTGACGCGAATGCCGTGGCCGCCCTCGACGCGCAGATCTCCGCTTTCGGCGACTACATCGCGGACCTCTCGGCTTTAACCGATGGCCCCGGCGGGCTGACCGGCCCCGGCAAGATCCAGTCGCAAGAGATGTCTGCCAACACCGGGCGCTATGAGCGGACCATCACCGAATATGACACTGGCAATGTCTATACGAATTACTGGGATGGGGCTGCGTGGCTGCCGGAATGGCAAGGCGGCACTCCATCATCGACCTCACTCACCGTGCTTTCCAGCGCCGACAACGGCCAGACCATCGCGCCCGGCTTCTATGACCTCAACGCCGATGCTGCATTCTCGGTCACCCTGGAAGCGCCAGCCGAAAGCTACCGTTTCGCGAATTCTCGCCTGAACCTGTCGGCGACGAACGCCGTCACCATCAATGCAGCCAACCCGGCGACCGAGACTTTTACCGACATATCGGGCGCCCAGGTTGCCGGCCCTATCGTCCTTGATGTCCCTGGCTATGGTTTCGAGCTCTATCCTGAGAGCGCCACGGACTGGCATATCGTCGACGCGATCATTATCCCGCCGACATCCTCCCAATCTTCTACGG